TGTTAGTGGTATCAAGCCAAGTATCAAGACCATCAAAAACGATAGCCTTAACTGCCTCAATTTCAACCTCATCATCACCATCTTCAATCTTGCCATTTTCAATTGCCTCATTAACCATAGCGATGAAATAACGAGCCATGTCAGCAGTAGCCAAATAATCAACGGTCATGTCTTCTGTATAAACATGAGGATTGAAGATAACAATTTTTTCATCTTCACTCCAATGTTGTCGCCATGTAGGTTCTGCACCTTCATCAAAGTCAAGAACAAAAAGCCAATGTGTTTTTCGTTCTTCTTCGGTTCGGCAATCTAAAGCAACTCCTGTTTTACCCGTTCCCGGATTACCACTAATACCACAAATCAAAAATGCCTGCTCTTGTTCAAGCAGTTTCTTTCGCTGATTCATAGCACGAAGTTTGGCTTGTTTAAAAGCCGATTCGCTATTATTTTCTTTTGCTGCTTGGAGAGTTTTTCCTGCTGCATTTCCTTTCTTATTTCCAATTCCCATATTATTCATCTCCTAGTTGGTGTTTAAGTTGTTCTTTTAATTGCTTAAATTGTTGTTCAAACAATTGACGGGTGAACTGTTTCCCGCTTCTAAAGTGGATTCTTACCGAATATGGATTGTCTGGTTCTTCTTCCAGTCGCTTCCATTCAATTGCTTCCACTTCTGACATATCAAAACAAAGTTGATGTAGTCTAAAATAAGTTGTGTTTTCTCTAATCATGTTATCACCTGTTGTAAGGGCCTTGCACCCCGCCGTAAGTCATTCTATCGCCAACTTATACACGACAACTCGTAGATTGTTGGTGTATCTCTATGACAACAACCTAAGCGAGAATTACAATTCAGCCAATCTATCGCTAAGAAGCAAAAGTGCTGATGCCCAAAGACCGACAAAGATACCTAAGTCGTGGTCGTAAAGGGCATAAATACCAATGCTACCAATAATAGATGTAAGGCTACTGTAAAGTCCAATCTTTCGGTAATCCATTTAAATCACCAATAAGAAAGTTCTTCATCGCCGCTATTGGCTTCCTCAACTTCAGGTGCAACACCCAAAGCAATACGGGGAAGAATACCATAAACATTCAAGGAAACAGGATTCCACTCGTCTTCCAAAACATTTCCGTCGCTATCCTTCTTTCGGCTTTGATTGGTTCGTCCGATAACGATAACATCAGAACCGACACCGAAATCAATGTCCACATTAGAAGGAATCCAACATGGGGTTGAATCAGGAATTTCGTCTTCTTCAAATCCGTAGTTTCCATCAGCAGGTTCAATCCAAATAACACGGTTGCCCGTCTTTTCATTAACCGTAAGATTCATACTACTAACGATACCATCAGTAATACAAAGTTTCATTCCCGGATTTGACATAATTTGTTGATGGTAATCTTCAATTTCCATCAAGTCTGCAACATATCCTTCCATGTGTTCAGCCAACAAGTCTTCCATTGAAGGCATATTACCGACAAACAAATCATCCTCAGCATCAAGATTATCGTTATAGCGAATAGAACCGAGAGTGCTGGTCTTAATACCATAACAAGCATTACGCTCATCGTTGAAATAAGCGTGAATGTGAAACCATCGGAAAGGTTCAACAGTCCAATTCTTTGCGAGAGAGTCCTTCAAACCCAAAGTCCAATACTGATAATCTCCGTTCTCTTTCTTACCGATGAAGTGAACTCGTCGTCGCCATTCTTCAGCAGGAAGAGGCTTACCGAAACGCTTGTTCTTATCACCGCTTGAATATGCTTCCACATTGTCAAGAGGAACAATCCACTTACCTTCATCAACCTCAATAGAACAATTGGGGAGGCTGGGGATAACCTTAGTTTCAACATCCCCATTTCGGATTTGACTCTTTTCATAGACACCATTTTCCTCCACAACTTCTGCAACACGACCTTCATTGAAAACCGTATTAGCGTTAGCATTGTAATCATTCAGCAAAGTCTTACGACTCCATTCCTGAATATCACGGGCTGGTTCAGCACCAACAACAAAGCCAAAGGCCATGTCGCCAAATGAACCACTTGAAGTATTGGTGTTTGTCTTGGTTGAACTTCGCACAAATTGGCGAGTCAAAGCAAGGGCAGACCTCAAGTGCTTTTCATTTTCCAAATCCAACGCATTAGCCGTTGCAATTTCTTCCATCTTTTTCGTCATTTCTTCAGAACTGATACCAAGTTTGTTAGCCAATCCGTTCAGTTCATTCGTCATTCTTTCATTCATTTTTTTCACCTTTTGTTTTACTGGGTAAATTGTGCCACAAACCATGACACAATAATTTTAGGAGTCATTACCCTTTGCCTCCATTCCATTTCTCCAATTGCGCTGAGGCACTTAAATGTAATTGCCCTGCTCAATTCCATATCTAACACACAATGGTGCAGATTAACACAAATTTCCTTAACAGAATTGCCGCTTAACACTCGCTTCATCAAAATGCCGTGTGCTTTCATGGGGTCGTCTGTAAGGTATTTCACAATATCATAATAGTCGTTCATAAACTCCTTTGCTTTGCTTTTCAAATCAGAATCAGTAAAGGCAACGGCCTGTAATTCATTGACCGCCCTTCTCATATCTCCGTTCATCATGCCAGCAAAAGATTGTATATCTTCATCTGGGAATGAAAGGTTTTCATTCTCGCAGATGGTTTTGAGCATACTTGTCATGGACTCATTATCTAATGATGAAAAGTGGTAATTTGCACAACGACTACGGATAGCATAATCCACAGATGTTTCATCGTTACAAGTAATAATGAAACGAACTCCCGTGGCTCTTTCCATAGTTCGCTTTAAGGCTCGCTGAGAGTCTTTTAGCATACCATCAATTTCATCAAGTAGTATAATCTTAAAGGGCACATTATCTGAACCCTTAGTATTAGCAAAATTTGTAATAGTGTTGCGAATAGTTTCTAACTTCCTATCTTGACTTGCATTGATTTCCATGAAGTTATTCCTCATTTCATCAGCAAGATATTGCATAGCCAATACATAGGCGGCTGATGTTTTACCAGTTCCCGGTCTTCCATATAACAAAATATTAGGAAGATTAGTTTTATTTATCCACGATAGTGCGTCTTCTACAAATTTATGTTGTCCTACAATCTCTTCAATCTTCTTTGGTCTGTATTTTTCTGTCCAATTCATTTTCAATCTCTCCGATTCCTTTACAATAACCACAGGGCATTTCAAGTGCTACCCCTGAACCAGCACAATTTCTGCATTTAATCTTGGGAGTATTACACCCCTTGCAGTTTTGATGATTCTTAAATCCAGAACCATCACATGTATTACATAATTTCATTTTAATATACAGGTTAGAATGTTTATTATTTGATTTCTTTGTAATTTTATAATTTTTGTTGTTGCCTACATATGAAGTAACTTTTCTTTCTGTCGGAACATATGTGAATGTCCCTCCCTTTTCTTCAATGTAAGACATAATAGCATTGATAATGCCGTTTGATGTTCTTTCAACACCATCATTCATGGCTCTATCAATATACCTTTCAGCATAACTCTTATTCATCTTTCTACCTATCCAACTCACCGACCTTTTTCACATCTGAGGAATCCACATCCTCATCATACATTTTAGAAAGGTCATTAATTTTAAACCTACCCACTTTAACCACATCAGCAAGCCAAGCAGTAAATGATACACCTTGAGATTTTCTCATCAAAAATCACCCAGTTTAGTATTTGTATATCTAATTGGTTGCCTTCTTGGTTTCTTCAACCCAAGAATCTTACATTCTTCAGCGTCAAGTTTTGAAATTGCCCATTCCTTCCATTCAGGATTTTTAAGATACGCTCTAACGAGATAAGCATCTTTCTCCTTCAGACCCAATTTATGACAAATCTTAGGGACAGGAGAATATGAGTTTCGCTGTGGAAAATTTACTCTTCCATGATGATTACCACTCCAAGAAAAGACAAAGATTTCCATAAAGTAATCTTTAGACCATCTTCTCATAATCTGGTCAGAAAAGGCAATCTTCCTAACATCAATATTAGGTGCAACCCAACTCAACATTTGCATATCTGGTGGACTGTTATATTTCATGTATTTCAATACTTCATGTCTGTCCTTGTTCTTAAGATACTCAATGTTTAAATCATAGACGCTTTTATCAAACTTTAGTGGTTTGTTACAATTTGGTGCATCCATTTTAATATATTCCTGACGATTATCAGTCTGCCCCATACGCTTTCTTACACACATATTCATAATTGACTTGGGCACATCCTTCTCATTGATGGATGTAAGCACCACATTTTTGTGAACTGTTAAGATATTGATAATTTTCTTAGTTTCAGGCTTATAGTGCACTTCTTCAATAAGAATACCATGTGTTCTTGGGTATGAATATATGTCATCAATTGTGATATTACACGCTTCCATGACCGTAAATGGTCGTGAACCCAAGATTTGTCTTGCTCTCTTAGTTTTACCTGAACCGTTTCCACCTACAAGCAATTTAAACTTCGTTGAAGTAGTTTTCATTATTCATCATCTCCCTAATTCTATTCATTCCTTCTTCTTCTAAATGATTCTTTTCTGCTATTTCTACTGATACTGCATCAAATATTCGCCAATCTGCGTGTGAACAAGGAAGACTATGATTCATAGACTCCCTAACTGCATCAAGTGACTTTCTTTTTCCTACAATTAACACGGGTGCTTTTCTATTTGGCCCTTCAATTGTTCTCAAATTACACTCAACATCCATTGACTTAAATTTTCTTTCTAATGCTAATAGAAAATCATAAGATGCTCTGAACATAATTCTAACTCTAATGTTCCATCCTGTTTTACTTGTATTAGATTGATAACATGTAATTTCAGGTCGGGCAATTGTTAGTAAAATTCCACTCAATTCCCCATTATTAAACATCAAGATTCCTCATGTGTGTCAAGTGTAGTTTGTTGAGGGTCTGTAAGTGAAAGAGGAAGAGGGTTCTGCAACTCTCTAATACAAGCATCAAACAAATGCTTGGGTAATACACCTTCAATTCTATACAACATCAACTTACCGCCACATCGCAAATGGTAGTAAGACTCGCCTTCTGTAATTTCCTGCACTAAGCCTTCTTCTACACCGTTAAATGGTTCTCGGCAGTAATGGCAAAGTTTTCCTTCTTCAATAGTTCTAATATTCATTCTAACAACTCCTTTAATTGTGTTGGTTCGTCCTTATCATCTCGGTATTTCACATAGCGGGGGAAGCGTAGACCATACTCTCCATTTTCATTTTGAGTGAGGATGTCGCCCTTAACTTCAATAAGCATATTCCCTGCACCCAATCTATTATATTGCTGGCTTAAGAAGTTTAGGTCGGATTCTGTAAAACCTGTCCCTACCCATCCAATAGGGACTAAGTTATTTTCATCTTTGATAGCAATCTTAAAAGAAGCATATACACCAGCATTCTTTCCACGACCTTCAGCGGCATCAGTAATAACACAATCAACATCAATCAATGGTGGCTTGTATTTAGCCCAATCTTTAGACCTTGCGCCAAACTGATAAACTGCATTGGGGGACTTAACAATAACTCCCTCATATCCAGCCTCAATAGCCTCGTTATAAATATCCAAGAACTCTTCATGTGTTTCAATCTCCACGGTATGTGCAAGAATATCCTCTCCAAAGTGCATATTCAAAGTTTGAAGTCGTGTGTCCAATGGGTCTTCAAACACGGGTTGGCCACCATACATCAAACAATCAAACAAAACAAGTTTAACCGCATGGCGATAAATAATATGTTCAGTCTTACCATGAATACGACTCATAATGTTTTTGAAATCAGCAGGGTTTCCATTTGTATCAATAGGGAAAATCTCTCCATCAACAATCCAATCAACGGGGTCGGTATTTTCCTTGATAATCGGGATGAGGTCATTTTCAAACTTAGAGGTAATATCATCTCCCTTTCGGTTAAAGATAAAAATACCGTTTTCGTTTTGATGAATTTGTGCACGAATACCGTCATACTTGTAGTCACAGTATTTCTTACCACGAACTGTAAAGTTAATATTCTTAGCAAGCATTGGGTTCATGTAATTGCCCGCTTCAGGAATACAAACAATTGCACCGTTTGAAACAGACTGTTCAATACATTCTCCGATACTCAAGAAAGATGTTGCTTTCTTAATGTCGTCATTGGGCACACCATAGGTCTTGTTCATAATTTTCTTGACAACAGTTTTACCACATCGGTTGCGTGTTTCGTTGAGTGCAAAAGCAATCAACCAACGCTTCCCAATGTGATTTAGTGCGGGCCATGCGGCCATGAGCAATCCATAGGTTTCTTCACGGTCATAAACAGGGCTACTCAAAGCATTGTAAATACTTCTAACTGTAATCAGCGTATTGTTGTGTTCATTTCCTTCCGTCAATTCTTGAACGGCTTCACCGAGTCCACCGAAAGTGTCAATGAAACCTTCAATAACATCCACATCAACATTCATTCGTTCAGCAATACGGTTAATCAATCCTGATTCACCTACACCTTTATTGGGATAGTTTCCAGCCCAAAGGTTTAGCATAGCCATTGATTGTTGTTCATCAGTATTAATGTTATCATCATAATATTTCACCATTTGTGTAGGTGTCATAGTCATAAATCGCTCGTTTATTTCTGCAAATTCATTCCAATTCATTGTTCCACTCTCCAAATTCTTCTTCTTCTTCTTCTTCTTCTTCTTCTACTTGTTCTCCCGCTAAGCCAATAGCAGGACGGGTAAGCAAATCCTCTATTTTCAAAAATGCAAGTTTAACATCCGAGGTTGTTAATCGCTTATTTGAGTCGGGGCCGCCAGCCTGAAATTCACACATAGATGCAAATATTTCCAATAGTGATTCTGCACGAACGGCAAATTCTTCCATTGAACTTTCAGGCAATTGTCGCTTTGACGCAACAATATTAAATATTCTTCTTACTTCTCTTTTACTAACCATTTTTCCATACTCTCCTTTTGGTAAAAGTATTTTGGACTTTCAATCTTCTTTAGGTTCAGGCAAATCCAAACCGAACCACTTAACGAATCTATTCGTATCACCTCGTAATCTTTAGTTACTATTTCTATGTCAATCTCTGGTGTTTTTCCATAAAGTCTGGATAACTCGCTTGAGATAACTTTCATATTATCAGCAACATATTTTATGATAAGAGGTCGTTGTATTTCCACATAGGGTGCATACTCTAATTCATACTCCCCTGTCTTATTACAAA